CATCATCGAGGACATGCAGGACGAGGAAGAAATGGTGATCCCTGGCAATGCCATCAAGGAGGACCGCTACATCACCCTGAACTCGCCCGCCTTCGACCCCGTGGCGGGTATTCACTACCGCACGAATGATGTGCAGCGCACCCGGCTCAAGGTGGCGCTGGATGACGTACCAGCATCAAGCAGTTTCCGCGCCCAGCAGCTCAACGCCATGAGCGAGGCTTTCAAATCCATGCCGCAGAACATGCAGGTGGTGGCGCTGCCGCACATGCTGGCGCTGATGGACATTCCCGACAAGCAGGAGATTGTCAAGGCAGTGCGCGCCGCCGCCGAGCAGGCCAGCCCCGAGCAGATTCAGCAGCAGATTCAGCAGGCGGTGCAGGATGCGCTGACTAAGCACCAGACGGAGCTGAAAGCCCGCGAGGTGGCTATTAAGGAGCGCAAGGCAGATGCCGAGATCGAAAAGATGGTCAAGGAGGCCGTCAACACCGGCATCACCAGCACCTTTGCTGCCATGCAGGCTGCCGAGAAGATCGCCATGAACCCGGCCATTGCGCCAGTGGGTGATGTGGTGATGCAGCAGGCCGGGTGGCGCCCACCAGTCCCAGGTGGCGTCGATCCCAACATCCCGGCGCCTGCCCAGGTCATGCCGGTTGAGAACCCGGGCGGCTTGCCTGGTGATACAACACCTACGACGCCTGACGTGCCAACAAGCGCGGACATGGGCGCCAATCAGGGCATCGAAACGCTGCGCAGCGACTGACCAAAACCTACCCCGAAAGCCACCCACTGAGGTGGCTTTTTTACGCCTGGCGTATCTATCCCCCCCCTCTGGTTTCCCCATAGCAGAGCAACCCGGCACATTCGCACCAAGCCCCCCGCTGTGAAGCGCCGGGCGATACGCACCGCTGTGAAGCGGCGCATTTCCCAAAGCTGGAGATAGACCAGCGCGGCCCACGGGCTGCGCGGTTTGTCGAATGCGCAACCCTTTGGTGCGGCTCCGATAAGCCGCAGGGACGCAATGACGACGACTCAAAGTGAGTTTTTCCTGGCGAACGCAGTCAATGGCGAACTGACTGACGCGCAGATGCTGCAGATGATGAATCTGCCCGAGGGCGATACCAGCGCACTGCTGGAAGGTGGCTTGCCCGAAGCCGCAGCAAATGCCGACACCAACGCCGACGGCACGCAGGCCAAAACGGACGAAGTAAAGAACGACGCAGCCCCTCCAGACCCCGACCCCGCAAAGGCCGTGGTGCTCGCAAAGGACGGTGTTCACACCATCCCTTACGAGAAGCTGGCGGAGGCGCGTGAAGGTGAGAAGCACTGGAAAGCCCAGGCCGAAGCCGCAGCCGCCGAGCTGGCAGCCCTCCGGGCGCAAGCAGAGCAGCGCGCAGCAGCAGGCGAGGCGCCCACCCAGACCGATGCCGCAGTAGCGACCGCCCAGGCCGCCATTGCTCAAGGTGTGGACCCGGCCATCTTCGGGGATTTTTCCGAGGAAGCGCTGGCGCAAGGCATCCAGAAGCTGGTGGACATGCGAGTGCAGGAGCAGGTGAGTGCCGCTCTGGGGAAGGCCTTGGCCCCCCTCAAGGAGCAGCAGGAAACACAGGCCGTCAACTCGCACTTTTCCGCCATCTACAAGGCTCACCCGGACGCCGACTCTATTGCGGAAAGCAAGGAGCTGGCCGATTGGGTCAACGCTCAACCGAGCTTTGCGCGGGCTGGCTACCAGGCCGTCCTGCAAAACGGCACGACCGAGCAGGTGATCGAGTTCTTTGACCAGTTCAAGCAGGCCACTGGAAAGGCTACCCAGCAACCCACAGACGGGAAGCCCGATGTGGCAGCCGCTGCGCAAGCAGCACTTGCCAAGGCAAAGGCGCAGGTGCCTACCAGCTTGTCGGAAATCCCGGCAGGCGCGAAGGCACACCACGACGAGGCCGAGGCGCTGATGGAAATGAGCGACAGCAACGCGCTGAACAGCTTTATGGGCAAGAGCCCTGAGCAGATCCGCGCCCTGCTGGAACGGGCTCTTTGAGCTGGTTGTTTTGAAGAAGCGGCAGCGCTGTGAAGCGCAGCCCCATCCCAACGAAGGAGTTAGCCATGGCTACGAATATCCCTTACGGCAGCCCGATTGCGAACAAACTGCAATCGGCTGGCCTGTTCGCTGCAAACATGCAGCGCAACACGACCATCAACCGCTTGACGGGCAAGTTCCCGCAGCAGGCCCAGACGGAAAGCATGATCCGTCAGCAGACCAGCACGAACATGCCCATCGTGCGCTGCATGGACTTGCAGAAGATGGCGGGCGATGAGGTCACTTTTGACCTGGTGAACCACCTTGGCGGCAAGCCCATCATGGGCGCGCGCAACGCCGAAGGATACGGCAAGGCCATGTCTTTCTCGCAAGACAAGCTGCGCATTAACCAGGCTCGCTACCCCATCAGCGCTGGCGACACGATGACCCAGCAGCGCACGCCCCATGAGCTGCGCAAGCTGGCCCGCACGCTGGGCGAGGCCTACATGAACCGCCTGCAGGATCAGCTGTCGCTGGTGCACATGGCTGGTGCGCGTGGCTTCCACAACAACGTGGAATGGGCGGTGCCCCTGGCGAGCGACCCCGATTTCGCTGAAATCCTGGTCAACCCCGTCAAGGCGCCTTCCAAGAACCGCCACTTCCTCAGCACCGGCTCCGGCCTGGAGCGTGTGATCGCCGCTGGCAACGAGATCGCATTGGCTACCACCGATGTGTTCAATGCCGACCTTGTGGACGCCCTGCGCTCGCACCTGGACACGATGCCGCTACCCCCTCCCGCTGTCGAGTTCGACGGCGACAAGCTGGCGGCCGACGCGCCCCTGCGTGTGCTGATGGTGTCTGCCGAGCAGTACGCTGCCTTCACCCAGACCACGGGCTACCGCACCTACCTGGCCAACGCCATCGCACGCGGCCAGCAGGCTGGCAATCACCCCCTGTTTATGGGCGGTGACACGGCGCTGTGGAACGGCATTCTGCTGGTCAAGATGCCCAAGCCCATCCGTTTCTATGCGGGCAACGCCATCAACTGGTGCGGTTCGTACACCAGCGAAACGGAAACCACCACTGACCTGGTGCCCGCATCGTTTGGCACGACCTACGCCGTGGACCGCGCCATCCTGCTGGGCGGCCAGGCTCTGGCCGAGGCCTGGGGCAAGCACCGCCAGACCGGCAACCCGTTCTTCTGGAGCGAGAAGGAACTGGATCACGGCGACAAGCTGGAACTGCTGGTTGGCGCCATCAATGGCCGCTCCAAGGTGCGCTTTGAAGTGGACCACGGCAACGAAAAGCAGATCACCGACCACGGCATCATCGCCATCGACACGGTGGTGAAGCTGGGCGTTGCAGGCTAATAGGGCAGGGCTGGGGCAACCCGGCCCGCTCTCCATTTTTCAGGAGTAACGGACATGGCCACCATCACCAAGAACGCTCTCGCCGACGAGAAGCAACACACCGGCACCCCTTACGGCACTGCCATTACGCTGCACTTTGCAGTGACCACCAACGCATCGGGCGCGGTCGTGAACTCGAACGTCGCTACCGGCGTTGCTGCTGGCGACGTGGTGCGTTTGGGCATCTTGCCCGCTGGCATGCGTCTGGACGATGCAAAGACGCTGGTTACCACGGGCTGGACGGCCACCGTGACCGGCAAGCTGGGTTTTGCATACGTGGACGGCATCGATAGCGCTACCGCACCCCAGGACGATGACTACTTTGGCTCTGGCATCACGATTGCCACGGCGGGTCGTTACGCGGCATCCAACACAGGCGTTCGCCCTGTGGTGCTGCCCAAGGATGCCTATCTGATTCTGACGACGGCGGCGGCTGCAAATGCCAAGGCTTCGCAGACGGATGTGCTGGTCAATGTGACCAACGTCGGCGTGGCCTAACAGCCCAACGCGGGGGCTTCGGCCCCTGCCCATTTTTCTGGAGTGAACCCAATGGCCCGACCCAAGAGCGCCCAGGCAACCGCTGCCAAGGCTCAGGACAAACAGCCCCAGGCAACCGCTGCCCCGGTGCAGGCCACGGCGCAAAGCCCCGTGCAGGCTTCGGTGCAGGTTCCGGCCGGGTTCACGCCGGTCAAGTACGTTTTCCGCCGCCAGGCTCACACCGATGCCCTGTACGGCACGCGCATTGTCTGGGACAACCCCGGCGATGTGCGCCTGGTGCCCGAGGATGTGGCCGCGAAGATGCTGGCCCGCAATCCCGATGTGTACCAGCCGGGCGAATATGCCGGTGAGGAACCGCCCGCTGTGGCCGCCAAGCCCGCTCCCCCCGATGATGCCGCCCGCCAAGAGCTGGACCTGGTGATCCGCACCATGGATAAAGAGGCTCTGGAGGGCTACGCAAAGACCCACTTCGGCCAAGAGCTGGACCGCCGCAAGAGCGTGGAATCCCTGCGCCAGCAAGTGGCAATGCTGGTTGACCAGTTCGGTGCCCCATGAACCTGGAGCAGCTGACGGCGCAGTTCCGCATAGATGCGGATGACCTGGTGCCCAATCCCTACCTGTGGGAGGGCGAGTGGATCGCTGCGTGGCTGACCGAGGCCCAATCCCAGGCGGCCATTCGTGCCCGCCTGCTATACGAAGCCGCCGACCCCGCCATTTGCGAGATCGCGGTGACGGCCGGTGTGGCCACCTATCCGCTGCACAAGTCGCTGTACGAGCTGGCGCACCTGCGTTTCAAGCCCACCGGCGCCACCCAATCCGAGCCCGTCCACCTCAAAACCCGCGAAGAACTGGACCGCATACGGCCTGGCTGGCGCGACCGCACCGACAGCCATCCGTGCTTTGCGATTCAGGATGACACCCGCATCACGCTGGTGGACCGCCCATCGGTGGCGGGGACGCTGTACGTTGAGGGCTACCGGGTGCCGCTGCGCGCCCTGGCCAACGACAACGACAAGCCCGAGATCAACGAGGCGCACCATATCCACCTGGTGCAATGGGCGTTGCACCGCGCTTTCAGCAAGCCGGATGCCGATACCCGCGACCCTGGGCGCGCAGTCGCCGCAGAAGCAAAGTTCACAGCCTACTTTGGCCCGCTGCCGGATGCGGACCTGCGCCGCAGCACCCGGCATGACGAGGTGCAGGCCAACAAGTCGTTCTTTGCCTAAGCATCCCCCCCGTCTGGTTTCCTGTTTTGAACGAACGCCGCAATCATCGGCGGCATGGCAACCCAACCAACAGCAATCGGCCCATTCCCTCGCGGAATGGATAACCGGCTGCCCGACTACAACCTGCGGATACCCGATGGCTCCGGGCATCTGCTGCGCGACGCCCTCAATGTGGACGTGACCGCGACAGGTTCGGTCAAGACGCGCAACGGCTACGAACTGGCTCAGGCAGGCGACGACTGCCACTCTCTCTGGGCGCCCGTCAGCGGCATGTATGCCCTGTACGTCGATGCAGGGTCTATCTACCGGGCCGACACCTCGACCGGTACCTTAGCTCGTACCGCCGTCGCTTCGGGGTACGGCGGCGTCACGCCCGTGCGGTACGCGCAGGTCAATGAGACCGTGTACTTCACCGACGGCGTAAACGCAGGCTCGTACCACCCAACGCTCGGCCCCACCCAGGCGTGGGCGTCTGCCGCCCCGACCGTCGTGGGTGACCAGCAGCTGGTACCCATGCCGCCCGGGCAGCATGTCGCTTACCACATGGGTCGGTTGCTGGTGGCCGTCGGCTCAGTACTCACCTACAGCGAGCCGTTCACACCAAACCTGCGCGACGAAGCCAAGGGTTTCGAGATTTTCCCCGCTCCGATCACATGTGTCGCCGCCGTAGAGGCGGGCGTCTTCGTGGTTGCCGACAAGACTTACTACGTCGAAGGCGGCTTCCCGGCCAAGTCTGTGCGCGCGGTCCTGGACTACGGTGCCCCGGATCAGCAGGCGGGCTACCGCTACGACGGCGGCGCTCACTGGATGAGCGTTCGTGGCGTGGTGTCGGCCTCGAAGGAGGGCGAGCTCGCCAATCTGCAAGAGCAGCGCATCGCGCTGCGCACCACCGGCTCCGCGTCCACGCTGTACCGCGAAGCAGACGGGGCACAGAGCATCGTCGCGGCGCTGTCCGACCCCAGCAACACGGGCGCTGGTATTGGCTCCTACGCCCAGGCGCGCATCGTCAAGAAGGAAACCTGAACCATGTCTTCCATCATCCGCCCCGGGTTCGTCTACGACCTGGCAATCCGCCGCAAGTCTGACGACAGCATCGTACACATCGAGCGCGGCACGCCAAACCGCGTGCCCATCGAAGGGCTCAACGACATGGCGAACTGCTACCTTAAGGGCGGCAGCGCCCCTGCGGGTTTGTTCGTCGGCCTGTGGTCTGGTGCGCACACCCCGGACGGCAATGAAACCGCGGCGACGCTCTCGACCATCGTGACTGAGGCTACGGCGTACCTGCAGACAGGCCGCCTACCACTCACACTCGGCACGGTGACCGGCGGCTCCGTGTCGAACGCCGCGTCCGTCGCGCGCTTCGACATGCAAGACACGCTGACGATCAACGGCGCTTTCATCAGCACCGTGCAGGCCAAGGGCGCCAGCACCGGCAAGCTGCTCTCGGTCGTTCGCTTCGCAAACCCTCGCCCCGTG